TGATTGACCCTTACTCGGGAATGGGTGGTAAAGGGTGGGAAAGGGTCAAATTGAAATCAAGCATTGTCAGCTTCTTTCAATTTGAAGGAGGCAATGCCACTAGCAGAATCGTCAGCTTCTCGATATTGGCGAAGCAATTTCAGGTTCAAGGCATTGCGAGAGCCATTCTCAATGGCAACGAATTTCTCGTCAATAAGATTTTGAATGGCAACTAGCACCCATTCTGTCTTGCCCTTGACTTCCTTAATGACGGCAGATTTTGACAACGGCATATTCGCCGCTTCCAATGTCTTGCTTACCTGCTCCATCAAATGCGTTGGCCTTGTACGATCTCCAGCGACCATTTGAGGGCTGATGATTGTCATTGTGACCATTCCTTCAGCCGTTGACCGCAACTCCACTGTGCCGGCGAACTTTGCCTCTTTAGAGTGTTCTCTAACAGCGCCAGGTCGGTCTTTTGTCACCTTCAGATTCAACTCGCCATTCATGCCCTTGCCAAATGGCAGCGTGACCTCAACGGCAATCGCACATCCGTTGATGTCTGCCCGTTTTGCCTGAGCGCCGATGGCATAGTTGCCGCGATTGTCCTTTGACTTAGGAACATGATCAATGGTTATGACACACGCGCCTGACAACGCCAATGGCTTTAAGAGCTGCTGGCTGAAAAAGGTGGCATCGCGATTGCTGGTCAAATCTAAGGCCAGCAAGGTCATGGCGGCATTGACACCGTCAAGAATGATCAACTCAGGCACAATCTCGGTCAGCGCATCAACCAAGTCCATTCGCTCATTCAAGGTCAAGTTCTGGTCGGGATTGGCGTAGGTGAAATTTGCAAAATGACGATTCTCAAGGCCAAGTGAGCGAAGTCGGCTCAGGATACCTTTGCCCGAATCCTCAAAATCTAGGTAGATCACCTTTTGCTGGATTTCAAGTGCCTGTTTAACAGCTAATAGCGCAACCCAAGTCTTTCCCGACTCGGACTCGCCAAGAAGTGCGTTGATCTTGCCACGATAGAACAAGCGATGACCGTCATTGCGAGCTAAGAACTCGGGTTCGGGCTGTTCAATCTCACCTTCAAGATCTAGCGGTTTTGGATACCAACTGTAGCGTTCTCGCACCTGCTCGACATGATCTGAGTCAATATCAGGCACAACAGTCAGAGTCGGCTTGGCTAACTCTTGCAGTTGGCTCAGACTAGGCAAGGAATTCTGTGCGCCGTAACCTAACGCCCTGAGTGCTTTTGCCGCACTTGAGAAATCCCCACTGTGATTGAGGTGCGCGAATGCTGCGAACTTGGAGTAAGGCTTTTCCGCTTCGAATGTTGTTGATGTTGTAAATACAAAGAGATTATCTCCATCGTTGCGACCTGTGGTAGCTGAAATGCCAGTATCTTTGCCAGGTCTGCACCAATAAGTGACACCGCCTGAAGTGTAGATTTGTTTCCATCCAATGAGGATGTCGCTCCATTTTGCTTTTGCGTTGAAATCATCGCCTGGCTTCTCTCCTGTTGATTCTGACTTTGGCAGTAGTGCGGTTGCTATTGACTCCTTGACCGGCATGGAATCAAGTGCCTTGAAAATTGAGTGTAACGCCTCGCGCTCCTCCATTGAGAACATCGGGATCGTGTTTGGCGATCCTGCCAATAGCACCCAAGGTTGATGGCTAGGGTGAACCTCGCCATTTGACGGTGCTGTGACTACGAAACCGCCTTCGCCTCTTGTCTCAACCAGTACCTCAACTGTGTCATTCTCCCCTGGTCGGCGAGCAATCTTGGTGTTTCCTGGCACTGGCTCATCGGCGATTCGGTAGAGGAAATGCAATCCGCCTGACGGTGTCATCTCGGCATAGCCAGTTGTCAGCAATCGCCAGAGTTCCTCAAGGCCAGAGTTGATGGCGATCTCTTTGGCTTCGTCAAATAGGCCAGCGTGGATTGCTCGACCTTCTAGTTCGAGCATCTCCAAGTTGCCACTGACTGCGCCAGTGATTATGCCAATGCCAGGGTGACCTGTGCCAAACCAATCGCCTAATTGCTCAGGCTCGGCTCGGCTGACTTGGTATTGCTTCCATGAGCCAATCGGTGATTTGCTGCCATTGTTATTGGCAGGAACTACCGAAATGCCAGCATCGTAGAAATCAAGAGCTGCTTGAAGGACTGGATTCATTGCCGATCCCCTAAGGCGAAATCAATTCGCGCCTGAGCTATTACTACATATTCCGCACTTTGTTCAATGCCTATGAAGTCAAAACCTTCGTAGGCGCAAGCCTTGCCAGTTGAACCGCTACCCATAAACGGGTCAAGCACAATGCCATTTGGCGGTGTTACTAGGCGCACTAAGTATTGCATTAGCGATGTCGGTTTGACCGTTGGGTGGTGGTTGGCGCGAGTGGGATTAATAAATGTTCGATCTACGCAATCGCAACCATCAAGAACTGAGGCTGAGCAAGTGGCGCATTGTCGAGCTAAGCCGTTGCCTTTAGCGCCAACTTCCTTGCCAATGAATCCGTCAAGCCCCTCATTGCGATCTTTCTTGCTTGCCTTTGCGCAGTAAAAGAATCGGGCGGCGCTGCCGCTGTCAATTTTCCAATCAGAATCAAGTTGTTTCCATCCGCCTGCAAAAACCCAATCAGGATTTGGCTTTGATCCTTTGTTTCCACCACCACTTGTTGTTTGGGGAAACAACGCCACAACCTCATCACTGCCATCGTGAATGAAGTTGGCAGGGAAGCGACCTGTGACTGTGCCAATAATTTCTCTTTCAAAATTTGCTCCCGACATTGAACGATTCTCTGAAATTTTCACGCCGTTGGAAGTTGTCTTTGTCATCTCATCACTCCCAACCCTGCTCCCGTCAATGTTCAACCCGCCAACGCCATAGGTCAGCACATTATTGGCAACGGTGCCGATCAACGGCTTACGCGCCAACACCATCGGTTCGTGCGCGGGCTTGAGTGCGGTGCCCCAGCCTTGCCATTGCTTCTCGGCATCTGACTTTGGATCAGGTGGAATGTAATCACCCGCATTCTTTGGCGCATAACCAGCAGTCCCATCTTTATCAATACGAAAATCTCCAGATTCGTGTTCAAGCAGTCCTGCCGACTTATCAATCCCCTTTGAGATGTTGTGGGACTTCGGAAATCCTGAACCATAAACCCACATAATCTGATCGCGAATTTGAAACCCTGCATCCTCAATGGCAACTGCCATGCGGTGATATGTGCGAGAGCCTGAGAAGGCGATGAGATGACCACCGGGCTTGAGTACGCGCAACGCCTCTTGCCATACTTCAATGTTGAAGGCAATGCCACTTGCATCCCACGATTTGCCCATGAATCCCAGCTCGTAGGGAGGATCGGTGACGATTGAGTCCACCGAGTTGTCGGGCATCGCCTTCATTGCCACGATGCAGTCTGAGTTAATTAGTTTCACTTACTTCCCCCTTGACGATTTTGTAATTGTTTTTCTCTAGCTCTTTGAAAATAACTTTCACCACTCTTGCCGGTGTATCTGGCAATTCAAACTCAAACTGTTTCCATAACACTCGCGCCAGCATTAGCCCAATCTCAGCCTCATTCATTGCCGATCCCCTCGCCATAGACTTTCCATCCAAATTGTGTGATAGATGCACCAACTGACCATTTTCGTTGAAGTGTCATCGCCAAAATAAACCCCGAAGTCGGCATCGGCTTCGCACTGCTCAAATTCACCGTAGCCGTTGTCAGCTACGAAACCGCATTCTTTTTGAAACGGCGTTGTGCGCTTGAATCGTGTTCGCATGGTTGCCATTGCTTCCCCTTGTCATTTGCCTAGCCTTGTCCATTGCTCGGAATCGAACCGAGATTGCCTTCCCCGTCAATGCAAACCTGCCAATGGTTTTGCCGATGATGGGTATCGTCAAAGGTGAATTCCCTGTCACCTCACTCGAACATCGGCAAATCGTTATGCGCTTAGAACGGCGCTGGCGTTGCCCCTAGCTTTGCTAGAAGCGCCAACTGCTCTGGCGAGAGTGCGCCACTGCCAGGCGCTCCTGCATTAGGCACTGCCGCTGCTGGCGGTACAACTGAGCCAGCGAGATAGGCGGTTGCCTTGTCAATGTCGGCCTGAGAGTCGGTGGCATTGACCAAGATCCAAGGTGCGGATTTGCCTGGCTTGGCAACGCCTTGTCCGATGCGAGCTAAGACTGACTTGCCGATGTTTGGCTTTAGTGCTGATCGAAGTGCGATGTTGAAAAATAGAACTGAGTTGTGTTCGGTGTTGGTGTCAAGATCAACAAGGTTGACCTCGATTGCCTCTGCCTCGCCTAGTGATGTTTGAATGCCAGTCTTGTATTCAACTGGCTTGATGATTAGCAGATGGCCTTGCAAATCTGCTGGTTTAACTGATTCGCCAGCTGTTGCCGGCGCTGTAAATGGATTAGTCATCTCATTCGCTTTCTGTTGGTGTTAGGGGTGAAGCATCCTCATCGGTTGATGAGAAATCTATTTTTTCTTTACAACTTTTCCGTAGCATTCATCGCAATAAGGTTCTTTCCCAATGATGTTCTGAATTGGCTTTATGGCTTTGCATAAATAACATTCTGTTTCCCATTTGAAAGCCATCATCGCCCCGAATCTGTCTTGTAGAAGCCCGAACCTTTGAAGTGGATCGGGGTTGCTGACCATACTCGCTCCATTGACTGACAGCAATCTCCGCACACTGGCAACGGCGTGTCCTCATCAATGGTGCGTGTTTGCTCAATCGTTGCTGAACAGCGTGGGCATCTAAATTCATAAACTGGACTCACGCTGCATTCTCCTGTCCAGGACAACCGATTGAGATGTCCTTGCTAGATGGCAAATACCAAGGGCAATAACTGCAAGTTTGATTTGGCGCACTTGGAATCAATTTCCAATGGTTGGGATTAGCTTCTGGATCCAATTGCCAAAGTAAAATTTGAGTGTCCTCTAGGCGTTGAATTGAATCAAGAGCCAGTTTGCGATTGAAATTTTCAACAATTGTGTAGAGTCCATCAAGTCTGCCGCCTAGCGGATAGAAGGCCAGCGCCACCTTCTCGACTGAGCCAACGCCAAACTCCCGTTCAATTCCAAGCGCGTAAAGGTTAATTTGCACCCGTTGTTGATGAGTCATTCCACCCTGCTTGCGAGATTTCATGGCAGTTGCGCCAACGCATTTGTGGTCAATGACCATCTTGTTTTCAATGTCAAAGAGATCAGCTGTGCCGGCAAGTTCTGCGGTAACTCGGACAGGATGCTCGACTAGATAGAGCTTGTTCTCCTCGCCGTCATAGGCATCATTAAAGGCATCGGCCAACCAAGCATGGATTGCGGTTCCACTGATACTCGCCCAAGGATCGGTGGATGGATTGGTCTTTTTCCAATCAAGTAATTTGTAAGAAGTTTTTCTCACGCACATTTCGCCAACCTCACTCAAACCAATGCGCTTTTGCTGTGAGCGTGGCGCATTGGCTGAGCGATGGTTGACAACATTCTTGATGCGTTCAGCAAGATGACTTGCTTCATCCCCTGGCGCTGTGAACATTATTCCTCATCAATGATTGAGAATCGGCGGCTTACTGATACCGATTCAATTCTTGCAACAATGTCTGCCGGCAATAGTTCGCGGCACTTCTTGGCATCAATGCGAGTGGTTTCAACTGTTGTCCAGCGAACCGACTCGCGACCATTGACCAAGCCAATCTCGGCATCCCCTAGAGCTGCCTTGACCTGCTCGGCAGCGATGTCTGCCTTCTCTTGCCATTCCTTCATCTTGATTTTGGCTTCAATATAGGCAGACAAGAAGGCCGATGCTGTTGGATCTAAGTCCACCATTGCTTGATTGATTTGTGTTGACATTTCCCCTGTTTCCTTTCTTAGTAGTAAGAGTGCTTTTGCCAAAAGGCTTTGGCGGCGCAAGCACCGTCAGAACCGTAATGGCGAGAGATATAGGCAATCGATGCGACTACCTGGGCGAGTGGATCAGCTGAGTGCTTCAATCCAATCGTGCGATAGGTTGATTCAAGCAACTGCCCAACGCCTTTGGCAGATGATCTGCTGTTGGCTGATTTGGGATTGATATGACTTTCTTTTTCAAAGACCCATAGCAAACAATTGGCTTGGCGTTTGATCATTAGCTCATTGACGAACTTAGTGACCTTTTGCTTATCTGTTAGGACAGGCTGACTTTTAACTATCTCAACCCTTATTGCTGGCTTCTCGACTTTTGGCGAGAATCCGTTTGTGATGCTGAAAATTAGTGCCAAAAGAGCAACACCAATCAGTGACAATGAAACTTCACGACTCATTGAGTAAATCCTTTCCTTTTGGCTCTTTCCAAATTGCGATCAATTGAGGCAACTTGCACTCTCAACTTGATAGCGATTTCCTCTTTGGTCAAGCCTCTCGATAGGTATTCCTGAATCTCCCTGAACCTCTTAGTTCCAACCTCCTTTGGTTTCATAAGTGGTTTTCTTTGCTCTGGAGTTGTTCCACCCCAGAAACCTTCTGTCTCTTGATTTTCGATGGCAAATGTCCGGCAAGCAGTTATATGAATGCAACTGTTGCAAAGCTCTAATAAGCGCGGAAGGCGCTGAGTCAATTCTACCTGAGAATCGGGAAAAAAAAAGTCTAGGTTGTCCTTGTCCACGCACTTTGCCTCTGGAAATGAAGGCGCGGTCATAAGCGCCAGCAGTGTCATCGTGGATCTCCGTATCCGGCATCGCGAAGCAGATCCATCATCATTGCCATTGGCATAATGCCCCACCATTGACCAACTTTGTCAGGGGTCATGCCCACGCCATTAGGCTTGACAACTAGGATGCCAAAATCAGCTTTGGCATTCTTGCGTTCAATCTCAGTTTCCTTCAACCAAGCAGGGATCTTATAGGTGGCATGATTCTTGACTTCCATGCAAAGTGCTGGAATGCCAGTGATGTCACCTTGATCATTTGAACCAGTCAGCGCCCGTCTTTCTGCTCCAGGAAAACCCTGCCCCAACAGAAATTTGACGAGCGCCGACTCGGCCGCGGTTCCCTTTTGCTTGGCTTTACTCATTACTTACCAGCAGAAGGATTGCGATTGGATCGGCAATCGCAAGATATAACTGATCGCAAATGCTCGGCTTCTTGAAAAGCAACTTTCAAAT